TCTTTCATACCGTCCATAATACCCTCTTTAATAGGGCCACCGTATTTAAACATTGGTCTATTTAATGGCTTCATATGTTATCCGTATAGTTTACCAAATAATCCTGCAACACCTGCTGCTGTGCTTAATGCTGTTGAGAATGGACTAGGACTTGCAGCTGGTGAATATGCATCTCCAGCAACACCGCCAGCAAGACCTGTAATTCCTCTACCATACACATCTAATCTATTGTATGGCTCGTAAGCTGCGGTTCTTGCAGCGTCAGCATCTGCTCTTAATCTTGCATCTTCTAATCCTGCTCTAAACGCACCTAAATTACCTAGTGAAGCCACATCTCCGGCTCTGCCCGCTCTTTCAAAATTAGCCGCTGTAAATTGGTTTGAAAAGTCTTGACCTCTTCTTGCTGCTGCATCTGCAAAAGCTTGTTGTTGTAATTGTGCTACAATACCTGCTCTTCCCATAGTAGTATCTGCCATGTACTGACCTTGCATTGCACCTTGTCTACCGCCACCAAATGCACCTTGTGTAAAAGCTTGGTCACTAATTTGTTGCATACCGCCTGCTCTTGATTGATCATACTGTCTTAAAGTTTCATCAATTACACTTTGTTGATAAGGTGACATATAAGAAGCAATAGAACCAACTCCTGTCCCTGCTCCCGGACCCATCATTGTTTTAGCTGAGTCTAAATATGGTTGATAAGATCCAACACCTGAAGTTGCAAGATTAATTGCATCTGTTTGTAATTTATCCTCACCAGCAACAAAAGATCTACCTGTAAACTTACTTGTATCTATAGGTGCCGATGTTGTTGCCGTTAAATTTCGGGCATAATCTTTTACATTTGATTCTAAATAATCTGGTAATGCCATTATACTATTCTACTCTCCAACATTTGTGCTTGGTTAAACATATCTTGTGCAGGATTTTCTAAGCCCTGAGACTCTTCTGATATAGTACCACCTGCTTCTAGATTGTCCATCATATTCTGCATAACTTCTGCACCTTTATCAATATCTCCCTGACCTGCATTTCTTACAGCGTCTGCTGTAAATACAAATTCATTTTTGCTGAGTCTAGCTGGCACATCGTCGGCTCTTTCCTCAGCTCCTAGTGGTACAAAACCACCTTCTCTATAATCTTTTTCTAAACCACCCATGTCTATCATGCCACCTTCTGCATATCCTGGTAGACCAGCCAATCCACCATTTGCAAAATCATAGAAAGATCTTTGTACAGATGCTTTAGGAGGCATAAAATATAGTGCAGCATTTCTAGGATCTCTATAATATTCTCTAGCTTGTCCTCTAATTTCTTCTACGTCTGGTTGAGGCATAGTATACGATGTACCTGTGTCCTCCTCTTCATCACCACCCATAAAAAATGGCGATAATATACCCACAGCTCCTAAACCTGAAAGAGCTGCTCTGCCTGGACTAAATTTATTATCTTTATCAAATACAAGAGATTTTAATAGGCCCGATCTTTCTTTCCCTGCAAAATCTTTATAAGAGGGCATAAATAAATTTTTAAGATTAGCAAAACGACCAAGACCTTGTCCACTTGCAAATATACCTTTACCACCTAAAAACTTAGCACCACCTAATCCATAGGCTCCTGCTGCTAATAACGCAGCTTTACCTAGTGGTGATTTAACAACTTTTTTAACAGCTCTACCTGCTTTTTTAACTAATTTACCTAAGAAATATCCCTGTCTCTGGTCTTCGAGACCCATAATGCCGCCCATGTTACGCATTTGTCTTTCCATATTCATCCTTGAAATTGCCATAGTTTTACCTTTTTATCGCCTTTTTGTTCTATAATCAATCATATATATCTACAAGGTCAGCTAGTCCGCCGTCCATATAATAAACTCTACCGCCATCAGCTAGACCATATCCAAAACCTTGTCTACCACCAGAATCATAGCTATATCCTCCGGTTTGTCCTGAACCTCTATCTCCTTGATCATCCCTAACTGTTGGTCCGCTTCCCGATCCAGGTCTTCTACCAGAAGCACCTTGTCTTGATGGATCATTAGGATCAGATCTACCTTGAGCAGCAAATTCTCTTTCACGTTTTGCAGCCGCTGCTGCTTCTCTATCAGCTCTTGCTTTTGCTGCTGCAGCCGCTTCTGCTGCTTCTTCTTCTTTTCTTTTCTTTTCTGCAGCTTTTTTATCTTTTCTAAGTTTTTTTACTAATTTTGTTTTCTTACGTGCCCCTAAAATTTCTGCCTCTGCATCATCTAATAAGTCTAATCTTTCTTGTTTGAATGTTTTTCCAGTTTCAGGGTTTATTCTATCACTCATATTTTCCATGATCGTTTGTCTTCGTTTATCAAACGTATCCGCATCTATTTGATTAAGATTGTATCCTGCCATAATACCGCCAGCAGTATTATAGTCATCGGTAACAATTCTACCTATGTCATCTGTAAATATACCAGCAGCTCTAGCTTGATCTTCTAAAACAGCTCTTTCATTAAAAGGTAAAACATTTTCTACAAATCCTTTTGCGGCTCCTAGTCCTTTTCCTATAAGACTATCTTGCATGTACCTTCTTATGGCAGCAGGTATGCCTTTTTCCGGAACACCTGATGGCACACCATAAGTATCTGGGTAATTGTCCATAAATTTATGTGCTTCTGTCATTGAAGAGTATCTAGGGTCATACGGGTCAACGTATTGTCCCTGAGCCCCGTACTGTTCTTTGTTGTTCATTATAATTTCATTAGCTATGTTTTTTAAACCTGTTAATTTTCCACCAGTAAAAGAACCATAACCTGGACTGTTAGGGTCTATTCCTAAAGCTAGTGCTTTGTTAGCTTGATTATAGGCTGCTTGTGCACTTTCTACACCAGTGCCATAGGGCTGTGGATTAAATGTTCTAGAATATATTTCTTCAGCTTGTCTAGCTTCATACGGATTAAAGTCTTGTCTAACATTACTCATATTTGTATTGTAAGGATTAAAACCATCACCACTATCTCTAGGAATTAGAGTAGGGATACCTGAAGAAGTGTCTTCACTTTTTAATTCTGGTACCGGTATTTTGAATGGATTTAATAAATACTGACTTTGAGGTATGTATTTAAAACCTGCATCATATACTTCTTTATCGTATGGACTCATTATAATTTTGTATCTCCTCCAAGTGGTAAAGCTTCTACTGTTACTTTAACGTCTCTTTTAATATCATCAGCTATAGTTTCTGTTTCTGGGTTTTGTACGTCCTGCATAGCTTCTGCGTCTGAGTTATATTCTTGTCCTGTTTTTACATTAGTTAATGTAATTTCTGTTTGAGGTGTAATAATCTTAACGGGTTTGCCGTTTATTACTTCTATTCTATATGATGCTTCTGTTTCTATAAATGACATATTAACTTCTATTTATCTCCAATATTGAAGCTACTACATGCAAACGATCTGCATCTGCAGCTGTAACTTTTAAAATTTCATTCTCTTCTAGTATAACAGGGTTTGTTAAAAATTCTACTGTTGTATGACCTGCTACTGATTTTACATCAAATAACACAAATACGTTACTAGATGCGTCCGTTATTGTGACAGTAAGGGTGCTACCATTATTACTGTCATCACATACCATTATAGACTTTACAATAGCCCTAGAATCAGAAGGGGTAGTATACAAAATAGTTGCATTTGTAGTAGTTAGATCTAGTTTTGCGTTTTTATATATATTAGCCACTTATAAACCAAGAAAACCTTTCTTGCTCCTGTTTTACTTCATCTAAAAATGTAGAGTTTAATTGATCTTTCATAATAGTTAAAGCTCTGTTAATTTGTTTTTGGTTAGATACATCATATTCTATTTTTGGTTCTGGTATTCTTATGTTTATTTTAGTCATTATCTTCTACCATCTCCTTGTACATCTAGTCTCAATGTTCCAAATCTCCATTCTTCACCAGAACTATCGTTTTCTATTTTAACATTTACAAATCTGCCTCTAGCTCTTGTGTCTTTTTTAATAGTTGAAGATGTAATTGTAAACGGACTTAATGTTGTTGTAGTGTCAGATTCTTGAGGATATCTCTTTATTCCTAAACTTACTTTTGCGTTACCAACTAATGTTTTAAAATCTGGTACAAATCTTCTCATTGCTAAAAAAAACTCTCCTGAAACTTTTGGTCCTGCTCCTTGTCCTGGTTTTGTGCTTTGTCTTTGCTCTATATCAATATCATAAGACTTAACAAAAGACGTTACAGTTGTTGTTGATCCATCTTGATTAACTTGATCAGTGCCAACCTCATGTTCAAAAAATTTAGTTTGACCTAAACCGCTTTGACCTACAATCACTGGAAAGGTCCCGTTGTTTGATGAGTCGTATTTAGTAGCATATGGTTTTGGATATACGATTGCATCAATCCAAGATGTTCTTGATTCGCTTCCTGTGTACCATATACCACCAGGCATTCTAGAAGAACTAGATTCACCATAATTAAACACAACATATTTATCATTAAAGTTAGAGCCCTGTGACGGGTAATACCAAACAACCTCTGTAAATAAATTATTTATACCTGCTGCAACCTGTTGTCCTTTAGTAGTGTCAAAATTATTATATACAAAATCTTCTACTGTACAGGGTAATGATTTAACAGTACCATCAAACATAAAGAAACCATTTGGAGATAACCAAAAAGCAGCACCATCTATTTCAACAACTGCATTTTTACCTATCAACCCACAGTTAGTTCCTACTTGTTCAAAACTAAATGTAAAAGGAGCACCTACAAATTTCATTGTATAGAGTGCATTATCTGTAAATACTAGAATTGTTTCCTTTGCTTTAATTGCACTTATAATTTTTGTTCCATCTTGTAATCTAAAATCACCAGCGCTGTTTGTTGCAGTGATGTCATAACTATTTATATTTTCTTGATTTGAAAATCTTATGAACATATCATCTTGTGTTGTTGTATCTCCAATAGTTGTTTCAGTTCCTAAATGACATAAGTGTCTAGTGGTTGGTGATATTAAAGTTAATCTTGATGCAGTTGGGTTGTTTGCTGTAGAAAATCCAGATGTTGTTGTAGCTGCTCTCGTGCTTAAAGGTGTTGCTGCTCCTGCGTTCCATGTAAATGTTTTACCGTTAGCAATTGTTGCAACTAATACCTGGCCAAAATTATCTAGACTCCATAAACCAGGTTCCAATACTATTTGAGAAGCTTGTACAGCACTTCCAAAACCAGTAAAGTTTGATGCATCCGTTACAACTGCACTGTTTGAATGAGCTTGACCATTTGATGTACCAGCGGTTGCAGTTCCAAAAGCTCCTCTAGTAATACCTGTTAAAGTATTTACACCTTTACCGGTATAAGTAATTAATTCATCACCAACTAATATAGTTCCAGCAGTTGGAAAACCTGCGTTAGATGTAATATTAATTACAGTTCCTGATCCACCAGTACCGTTTGTGTCTGCAAGTAACGCTCCATTTAAAGTTGTTAATTGTGCACCAGGCACTGTTCCACCGTACTGACCAATACCAAAACCATAACCATATGACTGTGCAGCAGGACCAACTGGTTCATAAGGTATAACACTACAAGATCCTGTAGCCACACCGTCTGCTGTTTCTGTTCCTGTTACAACTATAATTTTAGCAGACGTTACTCTTGTAACTTGAAATAATTTATCTTCAAAAGCAGCATCTGTTAAATTTACACCACTAGGAGCAGTGACACTATCCAATAAAATAATATCTCCTGACTCTAGATTATGATCAGATGAAAAAGTTAATGTAACTTCTTTTGATCCACTAAAAGAAG